GTTGTTTGTCACACTACCAGTGGGACCCGTCGCAACTTCACCCTTTTCTTTCTTTTTAACTTCCTTCTTCTGCTTCTGAAGTGCCATGAGCTTATCCGTCATGTCGGAAGTGTTCTTGAGCATATTGCTGAGTACCTCGAATGCGCGTGGATGTTCCGACTGTAACGCAAGTTCCATCATACCATCAATTGCCTTATTCGACTTATCCACGAGGTCCTTATATGTCTCGCGCGAAAATTTGTAATCGTCCTCAATCTCCCTATCCTGTTTTACTTCTGCAGTAATAGGAGCCACCGGAACAGCCGGTAAATGGTGTTCCAAGTTCTTTAACAGTTCTTCGCTTTTGCTCATAATAAAATTGAGTGCTTAAGGATTGGGTTCGTTAAACCCAAAATCCGTGATTGTCTGAACTATGGTATAGTCGTCGGGTGTGTCCTCAATGGAACCTAAGATTGTGTTGATATTTACATCGATCTTATCGTTTTGATTTGTAAGCAGGTTCACATCTGATACCTTAATGATTGCCTTATTTGAAACTGGTCCATAGAAACGGATGCGCGTCTCAAAATCCAAAGTATAGATAATTGCTCTGCGTTGAACAAAATCGCCTTCGTAGGTATCTTCCATGTTTACCGTTGTGAGCACAAACGGAAGGTCGGTCGTAAGATTTACCGAATCCAGCTCCTTGATTGTAACGGTATATTCGGGCTGAAAATATGGCAGAATCTGTTCAAGGATCTGAAGAGCATCGTCCTGATTCTTTGCCATAATCGAGAGCTGGAAGTTCATTCTGTACGGAGCAAAGGTCCGTACGATATGCTTCGTAAGTGTATCGCCCGCATCAATCGAGGTTACAACATTATTGCGGTTGATCTTTGTTGTCGCATCATACACAATGTTTGTAATCTCAAACGACATACGCGGTAGCTTCATTGCGACCTTATTGTCCTGAAGGTCCTTCTGTTCGTCGAGACGCTGAAGGAACTTGGCTTTGGGACCATACGAAAGCGGAACACGCACCGAATGCACTACGTGACCCGATTGGTCTTTGCGTATTACATTGATGTTATTGAAGATTGTTCCGAAGACCGAAACAACTCTACGAATATGAGAATGATAAAAGTGTCCGCTTGTCATAGATTAAAGAGCGGCAATTCTTGTTTTAAAGTCGGCAAAATCTGTACTATCTGCAACCAATGTTTTTAATCCGGATATGCTAATGAATTGTGATTCACCAGTGCTGTCTAAAATGTCGCCGGCAGCAGGTAATGTTAAATCTCCATCAGTGTCAAATCTCCAATTTTTAGTATTTGTGTTGGTACCAATGACAACATCGCCGCCGTTCTTTTCGATCTTAACAAACTGGTCATCGTCACCAAGATAGATATCGGTTGTTACGGAATTGCCCGAGATTAAATGTACGTGACTGTGTTCCGAACTATTAATACCATTGTTAGTTACGGTAACAAAGGTTCCCGTAGGCATTGCATTATATTCAAAATTATAGTATAATGCCGGATCATTTTCAGTTTGATAATCTGTCGAACGAGTACCATTAACAGTAGTTAGAGTAAAAGTGAATTCGGTAATGTCACTATTGGCGGGTATGGTCCAGGTGACCGTTTCGGCAATAGGTCCTGTAGTTCCGTCAAAAACCACATTACCAGTGAGAGCCCGACCCAACGATTGTTGGGTTACACCGGTACCAGTAATTTCATAATTGACTGTTCCAAAATAATTTCCTTGCGAAAGCTGATTGACCGAGATTGTAATTGGGCTACCATATACAATGTGACCACTCGAAGTGACCGACCATGTCGATGATGTAGGACGAATTACTAAACTTTGTCCGGCAGCTGCTCCGGGTGGTGTAATTACAATTGTAGTAGCCGTATCAGTTATATTAGCGCCTTCGGGAAATGTGAGTTCACCCGTAGCATTAAGTATAACTTCGTAACTGCCATTAATTAATCTATCTTCCGTTGCACGTGTTCCTTGTGCACCAGTAATACCCTGGACACCTTGTGCACCTTGTGTACCTTGAAGTCCTTGTACACCTTGTGTACCTTGAGCTCCGTTAGATCCCACGAATCCTGCGGTACCTTGAATTCCCTGAGCTCCAGTGATACCTTGAGCTCCAGTGATACCCTGACGCCCTTGAATTCCCTGAGTGCCTTGCGCACCTTGTACTCCTTGCACCGCGCCTAGGTTATACAGTTCGGTAAAATTGGCATTGGCCTTTGTAAAGGCTGCACGAATTGTGTCGCCCGTTCTATCGTTGGCGACTGTTCCTGTTAAAATAGTTTGCTTTGCCATGTTATTGGGTATCGGCTGTTAGTGTTGTAGAGTCTGCGTAGATTCCTGTTGAATCTGCACGGTAAGATGAATTTGACGGAATGAGAGGCGGCTCCGAGAAACCAATCTCACCGAATGGATTGTTTTCGGTAAAGTCGATAATGTCGAGTCCTTGTTTCTCAAAATCATAGTTCTGTGCTCCCTCGGCATTACCGTTAAATGTAAGATTCTCACTTGCGGTATCAAGGTCGTATACCTTTGTAATGTCCCATTCTGCGCCACTGGTAAGACCGACAAGAGGTCCAAGACCAAACCTGCCAAAGTTGCCGTTGCTCATCCGAATCTCTCCGAGACCGATACGGAGTTCACTATTTGGATTCTCTGGAATTATTTGGTTGAAACGTAGTACCTTACCAAAGATTTCAACCGCATCGGTAGATTGAGTTGCAGGAGAAACAATTTGTTTTACAGTTTCACCAATGACAAAGTTAGTTTCATTTGAATTCTCAATAGCAAAGAAATACTCGGTCGCAAATTTCTCTTGAATAGAATCAATCTCCTTGATACCCGTAGAGAAGTCCTCGTCGGAGTATTCAAACATCTCACATTGTAATTTGTAGACTGGAACCTTGGAAAGTTGGTAGAACGGAGACTTGTGTTCAACAAACTTAATGACAAAGAACGAACGAGTGAGCGGGAAGAAGATAAGGTCGCCTTCATTCGGCCGACCCGAAACAATCTCATTATTGTAGAGACCAATAAGTTTTTCCCATTGACGCTTTGAAACTACAAAGGTTGCTTGGTCGCGAATCTCAAGACCAAACTTTGTGAACAGTGTACCATCTCCGTCAAATCCATCCACATTCTCAAGGTACATTTCAATGACATATGCCTCTGTGAATTTTGATTCAACGTCCTCATTTAAAATCATATCACGTGAGACCATACTACGAGGAATGTAGTACATCTCATGACCATAGATTTTGAGTGCTTCTGTAACTAAATCTTCATAAAGATTCTGTTCAGACTTCGCACCCTGCGAAAAATAAACATTACGCGGCATAGGTTAACCAACAAGAAAATCCACTGGCTTTGCGTATCTGAGTTCCATGTCAATCTCAAGTTTTTGAATTTCTGCATTGGCATCTTCAAGAATCTTCATGCCATTCATCGTGACGCCGCCTGGAAGTTGCATACCTTCAAACTTGCTCATATTCTGACCCCATTGGCGCTTGATCAATGCCGTGGCGTATTTCTTGAGGAACATATCATTGTACACCTTGGTGTGCGCACCAGAACCATCTCTCTCAAGAGTTTCATATGCCTCAATGATGATCCAATCTCCCACGGCAATAGTGTAAGAGAAGTCCATATCAATGAACAAACGATTCATATGGCGGTTAAACCGGATCGGAGGAACACCATTCAGAATCATATCCAGCATCTCAAGGAACTGACGGGTCTCAACATAATTCACCAGTGCTCCTGCATACTGAAGATCATAAATGTCATTTAAATGCATTTGGTAACGCGCCGACCACATACCCGATGAATTGGATGAGTTGTTGTTGAGTGGTAGCACTCTTGTAATAAACAAGCAGCTATCCGGAAGGTCGACATATTTCTGTGCCGCAATTTCGGTGGTCACCTGAACCTTACGATACGTTTTGAGCGTAGCGTCCATATGATATTCGTTCCAGAATTGGAACGCCTCGTCGATACGGTCATTTACCTGATCGTCATCAACATTAATCTCCAGAACAGGAGCGCCGAGCGAACGGAGGCAATAGTCAATTAATTCTTGTCTAGATGATGGTGCAGGCATATCATCTATTTATATGTTTCTACCACTTACCTATTGGGCACTTTAAAGACGTAAATCGAGCCTTGGCTTCCATAAAACAAAAGATGGTGTTGACAAGGGTGCACTCGATGAATATCCATTTGGAGATGATGGCGCTCTTGTATGGGATGCAATTTATGAATTTGTTGGTGAATATCTTAGACTTTATTATCATGAAGATAAAGATATTATAGAAGATAGTGAGATGGGTGTTTGGATAAAAGAGCTATATGAAGAAGGTCATCCAGTACACAAAGGTACATACCCAAAATTTGAAACAATTGAAGCATTACAAAAATTAGTTACAACAATAATATGGACCACTTCGTGTCATCATAGCGTTGTCAACTTTAATCAATTCAAAGTTATTGGTTTTTTTCCAAATTATCCTGCCTTTTTATTTCAGCGAATTCCAACAACCAAAGAAATAATTGATGAGGATTTTATTGTTAAATCCTTTC